TTAAAGTTGTGACCGCAGCACCAGTACTTACACTTGTTGCTGTAACTCTGACTACTCTGTTAATACCTGTCGTTGCGCCTTGAATGTGTATGATTTCCGCAACACACTTAAAAGGTACTCTTAATGCCGCACCTGAATCATATAGTGATGAAGTAACCGCAACACTATATAAATCAACAACAGCAGTTCCACCAACAATGAAAGCAACTTTAGGCCCGTAAACACTTCCGTGTGCTGCCACAACAGTACCAGCTATACTTGCATCACCAGTAATAGTTGCGTTTCCATTAATAGTCGCACTTGCAGCAGTAAGTGTGTTTATCGAAGCATCTCCGCCAGTAATAATTCCATCGACGGCTCCGGTTGCTGTTGATAACGAAATACCATTGGGTAAATTAGTCCATGGCATAATAAAAACCTCCTTTAATCCTCTTCCACGGAATCGAACCGTGGTTTACCGCCACTAGAGGGTAGGGGGCAGTGGTTTAGACTACCCCCCGTTTACCCACATTTATACAAGCTGACCATAAATCCAGCGCCAGTCATCCCAGCCTGTTCCAACACGATAATAACCCAGATAAGAAGCTACTAAAGTATTAGAATCTTTGTCCTGGAAAAACTGAACTGGTTCACGGTTCCACCATAAGAGATATTCCTTCTGCATATCGAAATCTGACATAAACCAGTCAGTCGTATCAGTAAGTCTATCCCAAACAACTAACTTATATTTCCCTTGATGGAAATTAGAGTTGTTGTTAGCAGTATCAACTTTACCTTTGGTGTTAATAATTTCCCAACCCGTCTGTTCAAGTGCGCGAGGCACAATAATAGTGTCGGGGTTAACGGAAATCATTTCACCAATATCACCTCTAAACGCGTGCATAGCAATGCGGGTTGTTTCCACATTAGCTGCACTAAGTGCAGATGTTCCCTCGTTGCTCTGAGTAGATACACCAGATACGTTTGAAGCGTGATCGCTGGCACAAAGTTCTGCGCCATCGCCATCCGTAGGTTCAAAAGTGAACGCGAGGCTGTAAAGCTGTGCCCCAAGTTTTTCTCTTGACCTACTTGCTGCTGTAGCCATATTCTTCGGATACCTTGACATAATACGATAATTGTCATCCGCTGCAATCTTTCTTTGGATTTCAATTTTCTGAGCATACTCAGTAAACGTATAAGTCTTGTCGTATCCGGGAGTTGGATTTACTTCACCAATTTTGCCTGTAAATTCTTCGAAATCAGGCACCTGACCTGCTTCTGACGTCTTTTCAAAAGCGTTATTTGACTTTTGTACGTTAAACAAATCAGGGACCATTGCAGGCAAGACCATATACTTATCAAAATAGATTTTACGGAAATCTTGTTCCGTCAAATCCGGCCAATTAGCTGCTAGTTGAGGCATGGTTAAACTCCTTAATTTATTTATGCACTATTTTGCCAATAACTGTTCATGAAAAGAACTTTTCCGTACATTTTGAAGTTACTCAAAGCATCCAAACCATCATCAACCCATTGCCGCAGAGGGTGCATCGGGGCTTGGTCATGGACTCCATAATTATCCATTGTTGCGATAAGCTGGAGTACTAAACCAATACCACTTGTCCCGCCTGCAGAACGCAAGAATCTAGCGCTGGTGTCAATAATTGTAAGTTTATGACCCGGCGTAGTAGAACGAATTAACGAAGAATCGGTTGAGATATTCATTGCTGTTAATAAACCAATAGAACTTGAATCAATAACGTTTCCATTAAATCTTAAAGATTTAGAATACGTAGTTGCTGCTCCTGTACTATCAGTATCATGAGAATAAATAAATCCACCAACATTCTGACCATCAGGTTCACCCGTAACTGTAATATAGGTACCTGTTGATGCAGTAATGTTTTCCGTTATAGTATCGCTTACTGTCGCCGCAGCGGTAGTCGTGCTGTATAATGCCATATACAGTGCGTCTGAATTAACAATAGTAGGAAGCCAATCGTTACCTGCTGACCAAGTACGGTCAGCTATGTAATCCGATTGAATACGGAAAGATTTGGCGCTTGTCGCGTCATCTTGTCCGTCAGCAGGATCATCATAACCTTCTTTATTACCAATGTTCAAAACTCCCGCACAATTCGCGGCTACTGAAGCCGTGGTTACAACCGAAATAGTCATACTTCCAGCTGAACCAGTAGCTCCACCGACCACAAAAGCTCCTTTACGAAGCCCACTTGCAACCGTTGCGAGGTATACAGGTAAATTGGTAATAAAGGGTGTATTGCCACTAATGAGCTTGCTTAAGTACATTAGAATTCCCCTATTTGTTATTGTTTTTTACTAAAATCGGGCACACGTCCTTCTTCTGCGAACCCAGTATGGCTGCCGTCCCTGGCTTTAACATACTGTTCTGCATCTTTCCAAAGTCCACGTTTGATGCCCTTTTCAACGTGTTCTTTTTCCTCGTTGGACTTATACTTTACCTCGACGTTTGATGCGGGTGGCGGCAATCCATCTTGCACAACCTGGCCTTCGGTTACTTGCTGTTGCCGTGTTGAATCTGAGTTATTAACCACTTGTTGTCCTTTCTGACGAAGCCTTCGTTCCATTTCCGACATGATTAAAGTCGGTGCTTTTCTGTTAGTCTGGATTGTAGGGTCCTCATCAAAGATTGTTGCGAAGATTTTACCTTTCTCCGAGTTCGGATTAAATATCAGTTCCCCGTTTGCGTCTTTAAGACGGATGATCTTACCAGTTTCATCCTTCTTGGGCTGTCCACTTGTATCTAAATCAGGTAAGTACATATCGGGATGTTCGCCTTGAACAACCTTCCGTGATTCTACCTGAGATGTTTGAAATGTTTCTTTTTGTACTATTTTTTGACTGTTAGCGTGCTGTCTTAAATCAACTGCAAGAATTGGGTCGTCAATTGCGAGATTATCCCATTCCTCTTTATTTTTTGGTAAATTAACCGTACTGTATGGCTGAGTTACCTCTGGTTGAGCTTGCTGTTGCTGTTGTGGTATATCTGTCCGCTGAGTTTTGTACCGTTCAAGTTCAACTGTAATATTGTTAATCTTATTTTCAAACCCAGTAACTTTCTCCTGAAGCTCTCTGTTTTGGCGAAACGTTGAGTCCATGTTCGCCTGAGTAAGCGTACCCCATTTTATCGGGTCGGCTTCTCTGAGCTGGTTCCATTCATCTTTGTTCTTAGGGAGATTATCTGCCGAATAATCAGGTATATGTAAGTTCGGTTTACCGCTTTCTTGACCCTCTTTAATAGGTTCATCACTCATCTTCCTTCTCCTTTCTCTATCGCACAAACCATGTATAGTTTGATTGAATCGAGCGCCTAAAGTTTCTCAAACTCCCGTTGTGGAAGTTCAAGCATTGTTTTGATTAACTCAAGTTTTCCGGCAGTACTGGCTGAACGAATAGTATCACCTGTCCTACCCGCCAACTCCAGTTCCTCCTGCAGCCGGGTTTTGAGGCTGCTGTACCCCTGGCGATCCTCCAACACGAGGGCCTCAAATACTTTCCACCCCGGATGTGCTAGCAATTCCTGTAAAGCAATCTTTATTCTTCTTGATTCCATATTTCTTCTCCACTTTCTCAATTAGAACATTATGCTTTTTAATAAAATTACAATTTGCACACAATATCTGATACTTATTGCTAGTATCAGCTAAAACAGCTTTAAATCTTTTCATTGAACATGGAACTAATTTTCTATCATTATACCCATCATTATTTTTATGATCTATATGAAGTGCTCTTTTATCATCAAATCCACAAATAACACATTTGTGTCCGAGTTTATCAAATACTCTTTTTCGTAATTTTTGTCTTTGACCATTATCTCTAATATACTGATATGCCTTTGAACTTATGTTTTCATCATGCGGATATTGTCTTAATTCTTTTCTATTACATTGAACACATTGTTTACTTGTAGATGCTATTAAATTACCACAATTGGGACAAGGTTTTTTTGTTTTCCAATATTTTTCTTTATTGGGCATTAATATTTCCTTGTGGAACCTGTTGTTGAGGTTGGTTCTGATTTTCTATTCTAGGCCCCTGCATTAATCCTATTTGTGGAGGATTTAACTTACCTTGATTTTGAGACTGTCCAGCATTTCCACCTCCTTGATTCACAAGAGCTTGTTGTTGTATTGTTTCAGAATACGCCAATCTATGCTCTAAAATGTGTTCTGTTAGTATTCGTGAGGCGTTGGGAGTTAAACTTCTCCCCATTTCACGTTTAAACTCTGAATGTCCGTTCATATGTTGCACGTGATCGTCTTGAGGACTGATCTTGGGGTTCATCTCTTGAGAAACCATGATGTTCTCATCATCAACGTCGCCTTCGTTGACTCCCATATCGGGTTTGGGGCCAATATATTTCTCAATATCTTTCTTGTTGAGTGAACGAAGGTATCCGGCTTTAATTTCCCACATGAACGAAGGGTTGGTCTGAACTGTCGGGTCTTGGATGAATGTTTGGTAAATCAACTGGTCGGCTTGTTTCTCAAACGCAATATCTCCAGCAGTTAAATCAATCTCCATCATAGCGTCATACTGGCCTGCAATAGTTTCAGGTGATAACATTCCCCATACAGGGTTACCGTCTTTTCCAAGTACTCTTTTCTGAATATCAGGCGGCATATTCTCTTCATAAAGCTGACGAGTCATTGTGATAAGGTCACTGAAGATTCGTTGAACACGAGCTGCAAGGAGTCCGAACTTCTGTTCACCTTGAGCAATAACTGCAAGTGTTCCGCGCGCTGTAGGTCTTGATGCCGTTTCTCGACCAAGCATGGCGGGGGTAAGGAAAGTAAGTTTCTCAATCAAATCCATCACGATATTCTCTTCTTGAAACGATACTGTAAGCCGTCCTGCGTTGTAATTAGGGAAGAACACATCACGTTGCGGGTCATCAAGGGGGATACCCATACCAGGCCCGATTTCAAGAGTTTCGGGTTGCATCCCCGAACCTGCACGATAAAAGAAGAATGGAGCAATAACCATATTCCCAGCATCAATGCGTTGGTTATGGATAGCGTTCATTTCTTTGTGAAGATGTCGAACAAGTTCAGGGATACCTTTCCCATAAATAAGTCCGGGGCGGCGGAGGAATGGACGAATAAGCCATGATTTCTTGCCAATACGGGATACTGTATGGAGTGGTTTGCCTGCAAGGTATCCTTTTTCGTTCTTAGCATCAGCGAGGCAGAGGAATACACATTGTTCTCTTACCCCATCATGGTTAATATCGTATGCAATCTGGCCTTCATAACATTTGACGGGATAACTATCACGCCGAGCATAGTATGATTCAATTCCAGAAGATTCAAGCCGCTGACGAATTGTGCCACCGGGATCAAATCCTTTATCAACTTCTTTTTCTAAATCTTCAACATCAATGTCGGGAAGCAACTGACCTCTGGCTTTCATCTCACGAAGCATGGGAAGGTTGAAGTATACTTCCTCAATAATATCAGCACGTTGTTCGTTTTCCGCGTTGAATGTCGGGTATACATAATCTATATCTTTAATAATCCACCGTGCGCGTTCCCGGCGAATATGGTCATAAATCACTTTATTCTTTATCTCTCCCTTTTCCGAAACACTGGTTGGTTCAACTCTAGTAACATATGTGTAATATACTTCCCAAACAACTTTGACCGCGATAGTCCCGTCAACCACAAGTCGGTGAAGAATATCATCAACTTTATCCTGTGTACCTTCCATATCCTTGTTTAGCGCCCATGTCATTAAGGTTTTGTTATCTTCCGCAACATTCTCATCATGCTTTTCCGTTGCCACAAAGTGCATTGTATCAAGATTCCAAATCATCGGAAAAAGTTTGGCGTGCATCATGTCAGCTGAAATAGTCGTGACCATTGTGGAAATATTAGAACTTCCTTCCCACGGGCCATTAACTTCCTCAATTCCCTCGTAATTCTTAACACCCTCGGTCTTAATCTTAATCAACCCCGCACGTTGCCGAGTAGCTTCCTTCACCATCTCATTGATTGTTTCACAAACTTTCTTCTTCTCATCGGGCGGAAGTCTAAACATTTTCCCGAACTCAATCTTTTTATCCTGCTCCTCAAGTTTCTTCGCCTTATCGGGGAATAACTCTTTTGTAGTCTTCATTTTGAATTCGGGCATTATTTTTTCCTCTTTTTCTTCTTGGGAAACCCATCATTAGCGTAGTATAAAGCAACTTGACTCTTTGTGAATACACGACCAGACGGACTTTTGAATTTTCCCCTATTCTTCCCTCTTTTTATTTTAGAAAATGGCATGATAAGGTAATCTGACCAATCACTCTTTTTTATTCGTTTCTTGTGTTGTTTAACTGTAGATACCAATGCGGACTATTATTTATAGATTATTCTTCTGTTTTCAGGATTGAACAAGTTGGATCGTAGAGGTAGCTTCCGCAACATGGACATCCTCCGACAACTGCTCTATTCCAGTATAAAACTGATAAACTCGCACTCGTTGCTGTTATGGTTGACGACTCATCACCTTCATCTTGGTAAATTATACATTCAATCTTGGTCGCGTCTTCGTCGATTTTTCGCGAAACTGAAAGGGTTTCGTAAGCACTGCTTCCTGTGTGAGCATCACCATCAGTCGTTCCATCACCGTCATCTATTCTTAACCACACATCTTCGTTGCTTGACCAAACTCCACAAGTGAACGTTACAACTGTGTACCGCCAATCATTCTTGCCAGATAAAGTTATATCTTTGTTAAGTTCAACAATATCTTGTTTGAGTAAAAGAGCCATTAATCAGGCCCCGCTACTGTAATTTCCAGCTGAACGTAAGTGGCATCTTCAGTTTCAATCCTACCGTCTGTTCCAGCAGTTTCTTCAGAAGTCCAATTATCGGGGTCAAGTGACCATCCGTTTATCCAGTTGGTGAACCCACCGTTCTTGATAATATTCTTACCTTCATCAGATAATTCCGCACCATAATAATGGTCGTAACTTGGGCCGATTCGTTGGCTCCCGTTATCAATCCCGTATCCCGCCCATTGACCGTCTTTAAGTCGTGCATCACGTTCTCTGTCGCATACCCATCCGCAATGACGGCATCGAATCAATCGTTCTTTCTCATTACCTTTGGTTGTTGAGTTTGTCGCGCCTGCTGCTTTATTAAACCCACCACTTGCTTTATAATTAGCGGCGTTAGGTCTGTCTTTAAAAGTCGAAATATACCCTGGATTATGTTTTAATCGTTTCATTAGTCCGAGAGGTCAGTTGCAGTTACCGTACCATTGATAACTTCAATCCTATAATATTTTCCATTAGTTGTATCTTTTACACAGACACCCTTCCACGCATGAGGGGTATCATCATCATTTTTCCCAAGATAATATGTGTTATCTGTTGCTGGTTCCATATTCCCTGTAACCCAAACCCTCGTCTTTAAAGACATCAAGCTGGGCGTAAAAGTAGCAACCTCTGTCGCCCCTTTATTTCCAACTCTTATAGATACTTTTTCGCTTCCACCCCCTACGCCTCTAGTCGCAACCAATTTAAGTTCTTGGTCTACTGCATAAGAACCATATAAAATGGGGGTTACAACTTCGTCTTGAAAGATTGTTGATGGGGAACCATCACCTAACCAGTCATTGGTAGTAGCGGAAGTATCAAATCCGTCAATTTCAGTAGTCGGGTTATATCCACCTTGAGGAAACATAAATCTATTGTTTGTAATGGTGTCTAAAACTATTTTTGTCGAGTTAGTTAATCCACCTTCAAGATAAGCCATTTCAAAAATATTAGCGTTAGCGTTTTTTAAATATAGCAATCTATTATTAGCACTCGTTGTTGACCCCTGAAAACTAATATCTTTATAATAGTTCCCATCCCCGCCATTACTATAAATTAAGTAACAAACCCCGTCGGTAATATAAGTTGTCGAATTGGCATTGCTACCTGGCCCGCCAACAATATTATTTCCTCTTACAAGTCCGTTATCAGTTAAGGATTCGTCTATCATAACTCCATACTTATAAGCGATAATATCCCTGAATGAAATACGATTCCAGAAAGTATTTTTTTCTGTTGTGGCAGAAAGTTTGACCCCTGCATAACAGTTTATAATTTTACCAACATTGAACGTACCAAAATGACTATTTCTAATACGAACCCCACACTGGGCAGTCCACGCTGCATTTGGGGTCATGTTACGAAAACTTATATTATCTAATCCAAATGGCGATACTTCTGCTGCTACACCTTGAAAAGTTCCAATTACACCCGCAGTCGCACCAGAACCATCAAAGTCAAAGATGGGACCATTGTAGTTTCCAGTTATCAGTACATAACCCAATCCAATAACGGATACTCCTTTAAGATATTGAATGCTGTTTGTAGTCTTATATGTTCCATTTGGAAAAACTATTATATCTCCTGCCGAAGCTGCGGCAATAGTCGTTTCAATAGCAATCGTATCATCTGTTGTGCCATTACCAGTTGCACCAAACCGAGCATCTTTAACATTAAATATTTGTCCAAACCGGGAATCTATAGTATCAAAGTTAGTGTTGACACTTGCACCCCAGTTAGTTTCATCAATTGCAGGTTTATAAAGTTCAAGGTTAGTTGTTTTTGTACCTGCCCAACATAAACTTGCTATCCCAAGAATCGCCAAACTTATAGAGAATAATCTTTTCATTTACCTCTTCTTTCCATCATAAAGAAATGAACCACAACACGGACATCCACCTTGAACATCCCTGTCATAATATCTATCGGATTTCTTACCCCCACCGCCACCCCAAGGAAACGAACCCCAACCACTTCCGCCCCATCCTATTGATTGAGCATCACCCGCAGCATTATCAGCTTGTTTCTGGTCGCCCTGAAAAATCCCCCAACCTGCAAACATTCCATTTTTAAGGCTAGTATCCCTCTCACGATCACATATCCAACCACAATGCTGACACCGAATTAACCGTTTACGCTCATTACCTTTAACCACACTGCTTGTTGCACCTGCGGATTTAGAGTATCCTGACGATCTTGGGTAATCTCCGGCGTTGGGGCGATCATAGAACTCAGATTTCCTACCTTTATTATTTTTCAGGTCTTCAAACATAGTTGCCTTAATTATAAAAATAAACTAATTTGAATTCAGGATCAAGAATTCCTCCGCCACTGGTATTATCCCGAATTATCATGAACTGAATGAACCTATCAGTAAATTCCTTTATTCTCTGCTCGCTTCTCTTCTGAGATTTCACCAACTGAAAAAGTCTTTTTAGGCTCAATTTTTGGTAATTCATCGGGTTTCCTTTGAAACTTCTTAATATCCGAAAGTTTTTCTTTTTCAATTAAAACTCCTTCGTCACCTATGATAATTCCCATTTCTTTCATAAGTTTCTTGGGGAACGGCACCATCTTTGATTTAACCATATAATCCTCGCTTGTGTGGTTTAATCTTGGGTTGATTCCATCCAAAATTGCTTAGTGCAAAATAATGGAGTAGGTCGGGAAAATGTGTGTTTAAATCCTTTGGTTTCTCAACGGGGTCACGATCAACTTTTGTGCGGTACTCGTCCCAAACATAATGTTCAATCTGATAAATACATTCTTTCAAATCTTTGGCAACAACCAACCTGGGATGATTTATGAGGGAAACAGGTTGACTTTTTTCGTACATCAAAAGTTTCGCAACTGCTTTACGCCCGACTTCTTTATGATCATCCCCAAATGAAAACCGAATGGGATACTGTATTTCACGGCTGGACTCTTCAAACTCATCACGAACAGTTAATCCTCGATTGGCATAACGCTTAGGCCCGAAGTTCGGGTCCATGACTCTGTTAAGAACACGTTCACCTGCTACAAGTTCGACTTTCTTAATGTGCAAAACAGCATCTTCAATTAAACAATTAGCCAACCATGCTTCACGGTACGCCCAGTACTGTTCAGCTTCATCAATCGCAATCCAGATGAGTGCGTGAGGATTCCGGTCATGCGGGTCAATCAACATTATACGAGGCCAATGTTTCGGCGGTTCACCATCAACGAGAACATTGTTCTTACCACTAACCCAAATCTTGCGGTCAAAGGTATGAATGTTCCTGTCCCATTCCTTCCATACACGTCCGGCGAGGTAACGGAACTTCCCGTGCATACGAGTTTCACGTTCTTCTTCCGTCAACTTCTTCTCGAATTTGCGAATGGCGGACTCTTTTAATCCAATAAGTTTGTTAGTTAAAGGATTGAGCCTCTCACTATTATGCCGCATATCGCAAATGTAACTGTCAATATTCTCGTCTTTAGAATTGTATACTTCGTCAAAGAGCCATGGTTCCTTAAGGGGTGTTAAAGCGAAAAGAGTAATCCCATCACGATCAACAAGACCGCGAGTTGCAGCAATGTATAGATCACGTGGGGGTGGTTCATCAAATACTATCCAATCTTGGTCTGACCCTTCAGCAGCTTCGGTCTTCTGCTCGTAGGTCTGAATGTCGAAATAAGAAATCCGTCCGTCTTTGAACTTAATGTACCAATGGACTTCGGCACCCTGGTTATTCTTCTTCGGCGGGCAAATGTAACAGTCTTGAGGTAAAAGTTCGTGGAGTTTGTCCGTGATGACTTTACAGGGGTTATCGAAGTTCTTGACGAAGATTCGGCCTTTAGTCGGACGTCCCCATTGTTTTCCGGTGTACCATTTGGGATAATACCCGGTTGTGAACATCGAGATACAGAATACCGTGGCTGTGGTCTTACCGGAACGATTTGACCCAAAGAACGCTTTAGTATGTGCGTTTGAGTTTATGAAGAAGAACTGAGGACAACCCTGAATTGTATGTTTCTGGCTATCGTATGTTTCGTACTCGAGATTAACGGTATCGCATTGAGTCCCATCACAATTCCGCTGGTGCGGCCAAAAATACTTAATCGGGTTCGTCTTGATCCTCTGGTCGAGAGCCTGTTGAATCTGGATCAATTCCATCAAGTCCTGCTCGCCCATCTTCGTCAAAATCTCCTCGGACAGTTCGGTACTTGAGGATAAGTTCTTTTTTTCGTTGTTTGAGGTCGCCATCACTGTATTCCCTCATCGCTCCGATAAGTTCTCCGAAGAGATGTGGTTTTTTCTCCATTTCCTCTCTGGCTTCCGCTTCGATCTGGTTCAGTCTGTGCGCGAAAGAAAGAAATTCATCACGTTGCACTTTGCTCGTTAATGGGTTTATTTTTATACGGTTCATCAACTTCTTTCGGATTTGCTCTTTGTCTTCGAGCCGAACACGTTTGTTTGCAATAGGGACCTTTTTTATATCTGCATAGAATAGAGTCCTGAAATGGTCAATATGGTGTTGATACTTTTTTGCCCGACAAGTATCCCATATTGATGAAGGTGAAATCTCAATGGTATAATTCTTGTGAATTGCATTACTGATTTCTTTGTCAGAATTCCCCTCGGCGTGAAGTCTGAGCGCAAACATTCGTTGCTCATGGTTCATCTTTGGGGTATTATGACTCATACTATTATTATAGTATGAATTTTAACTGCTTATCAAGTCTTGTTTTAGGGGAAACGTACGATTTACTGTACTTTTGAGGTTACTTTACCGTCGGGAGGGCAGAATTCACCTTAATTGTGCGGATTCTTACGAATGAGTCGATGTTTTTGAGTTCTTGTGCGGAAATTGTACCGTCAATTCGGTTGATGAGTTTGGCGTAGTAATCGCGGGTCATAAGAACAAAGGTTTCTCGCCCACGAGTAACGTTAATTGGGAACTTAGCGGCGCAGTCAAAACAGTAACTGATGGTTCGGCGGAATTCTGTGATGTTGGGGGCACGATTCAAATTAAATCTCCTCGATTATAACTCTGATTTTCTTGTATTTCCAAAACGACCCTTTCGGCTCATTCTTGAATATCTTGTTAAGGTACAATTCCCTTGGATGATCAGTGACCGAATTCATGAAAACCATATGCCAACTCTTGATTATCCACCCAATTCTTACTTTGCGCTTTTTCTTATCCATTTGAGTTGCTTTGTTTTGGGACTCATTTTCTTGTCCGTATATTCTCTTTACACTTATTATAAAGTGTATAGGATTTATACGTATAAGTCAAGGAGAAATTTAGTACCTCAGTTTGCCTTTTTAAAAGGAATGAGTGGGGATTTGACGAGAGGCACTCATGAAGAGTTTACGGTATTACCTGCCCAGTAAGATAGTTCACCATCTCAACTCGTATAGTCACCCCACAAGTTCGTCAACTACGAAGGAGCATAATTTCAGCTTGGATTAGTTAATCCCTAACTCCGTGCGTTATCTATTCCGCCATCATTCCTTATATTTTTATCCTACCACAACTTTGTCCGCGCGTAAAGAGGAGATTGCTGCCTTCGGTGCTCCGCACAAAAAAAGCAAAAGAAACAGCAAAAACAAAAGCAAAAACCGCCAAAGAAAAACGCGCGCCAAAAACACGGCCAAATCCCGAAAAACCCGAAAAGAATCCGGCGGAAAATTTCGGCAAGGTACTTCATGCCCCAACTACCCCCACCAGAAACCCAACCATAACTAGGAAAAGAATGGAGGAGGAATTATTTACTAGGTACTTCATACACTTGAGAACTCGAGGGGAGTCGGACCCTATAGTCATATATACACAGCTAACCCCCATGGGGGATTTCGCCATTTCCCATAGTACAACTTCCTATAATATACATTATGTCAACTCCACACAGGGGGATCAGGGGTCCGGGGTGTCCAGTACCCCTATACTCCCGGGGATCATGGCTCTCGCCGGGTTAATTGGGTATACTCACAAAGTATGTCCTATCATACACCCCCTTCCATTGTCCCCCCTTGTTCTGGTATGTCCAGGTATGTCATGGTATGTACTGGTAAGTCATGGTATGTCAATGTATGACTATGTAGTAAGCATGAGTATTGGGATGGGCTTGGTTTCCTTTGTGTGATTGGTGTCCGCTAGGGTGGGGAGTGTGTTATTATATAAGGGAAGATTGGGCGCTTTTGGATGGATATTGGAGGGCTGAGTATGCCGGCTGAGTGTGACTATGATCGAGCTGTTATACTTGGCCCCAGGATGCCCCAGGTTGCATGATTGAGGGCGTGGCAAGGGTAGACTATGTCTTTTCCGCGCTTGTTTCGGGGATTGGTTGTCGTTTGGGTTGTCATTGTTTCCGCGCTTCCTTTGCGCTGTCTTTGTTCTGTCTTTGTGCTGTATTTTGCATGATATTTAGTTTAAACTTCATGCAATTTATTTTATAATATCTCTTGACAGTGTATAGAATGATATGGTATTCTTTAATTAATCCA